TGACTCTCTTAAAGCTACAAATGAATTGATGAATGAGTTTTGTGATGTACTGTGTGATGTAGAGAACAATGGCTTACAAATTAGCTATGAAAATCTATCAGAGATTAAGACTACCTATACAAAAGAAGTAAAAGATTTAGAGAGGTACTTAAACACAGAGGTTAAAAGCCTGATGGGAGATACTCCTGTTAATCTAGACAGTCCAGAGGATAGGTCAAAGATTATATTCTCAAGGGCTGTGTTGAATAAGAAGCAGTGGGCTAGTCACTTTAACTTAGGTTATGAAGTTAGAGGTAATACTAGAAAGAAAAAACGATTACCTACTATGAGTACACAAGCTTTTCAACAAGGTATAGTTAGGTTAACAAAACCTTTATTTAAAACTGTCATGCAAAGGTGTTCGTCTTGTAATGGCATAGGGTACAAGCTTGCTTTAAAAAGAGATGGTACTGTAGGTAAACAAAAACGTATCTGTAAATCCTGTGATAAAAAAGGTGTTATCTATAGACCTACTAGAGACTTTGCTGGATTGGGTATGAACTCTAGAGGGCCAATTGATCTTACTGTACATGGTTTTAAAACAGATAGACCTACTCTAGAAGGTTTAGTAGTTACATCAAGACCAGAACAAAAGACTTTTATGGAAAGCTACATAAGATACAATGCAATTAAAACCTATCTCAAAACTTTTATTGAGGGTATAGAGAAAGGTTTAGATGATAGAAGTAGAATCCACCCACATTATATGCAATGTGTTACCTCTACAGGAAGGTTGTCCTCAAGGAATCCTAATTTCCAGAACATGCCTAGAGGAGGTACTTTCCCTGTACGTAAGGTAGTTGTGAGTAGATGGGAAGGTGGACACATACTTGAAGGAGATTATGCTCAGTTAGAATTTAGAGTTGCCGGTTTTCTAGCTAAGGATGATAAGGTGTATGAAGATGTCAGAAATGATGTTGATGTACATTCTTTTACAGCTTCTGTACTAGGAGTATCTAGACAAGAAGCAAAAGCAGATACCTTTAAACCTTTATATGGAGGTTTCTTAGGTACACCAAAACAGATGCAATACTACCGAGCATTTAAACAAAAGTACAAACAGATTGCAGAGTGGCATGAGACTTTACAGAATGATGCTATCTCTTTTAATCGTATTGTGCTTCCGTCTGGTAGGTACTACAACTTTAAAAATGTGTTTAGGATGAGGTATGGAGGAGTTTCTAATGCTACAGCAATTAAAAACTATCCTGTACAAGGGTTTGCTACTGCTGACCTTCTTCCTATTGCCTTAATTAAATTAAAAAAGTTGTTGACAGATAGAAGAATGCAAAGTATAATCTGTAATACGGTTCACGATTCCATTGTAATAGACGTGCATCCAGACGAGCAGGACTTAGCTGTAGAGACAATGAAAGAAGCAATGTTTTCTCTGCCTGAAGAATGTAAGAAAAGATACAATGTAGATTATGATATGCCGATAGGAATCGAGATTAAAATAGGTAATAACTGGTTAGACATGAAGGAGATATATAAATCATGACTGAAATAACCACAATGAACACTTCTCTACCAGAGAACTTAGATAAGCTCTCTACAGAGGATATGATGAAACTAACTGGTCAATTGGATCATAACACTACCAAAGCAACTATAAGTAGACTGGCAATCAACCATGCTACTGAAGATTTCGATGGTAATGCTCTTCCAAGAGGCCATTTTAGTCTGACTACCCCCCCGGAAGGGCCTGTATACGGACAGAAAGCCACCATACGTGTTTTTATGCGTACTTATTCCTACTTTGTTTGGGATAATGAAGCCGGTGCTTTTTCTTGCCAAACTGTACAGGCTCCTTCTTTCAGTAATGACTTCTATGATACTGAAGGAGGATTAAAGTGTGGTAAATTAGACTATACTACTATGGAGGCATTACCAAAAGATAGTCCAGAGTGGGTTGTACAGAAGAGTATAAAGTGCAGTCAAAACCTCTACGGATTAGTGTCTTTTGATAGTGCTGTAAACAAAGATGGCAGTAAAGCTGTTGTCAAAGACGTTCCTTTTATATGGTATGCAAAAGGAGCAAACTTCTCACCGGTAGCAGACTGTTTAAAAGGCTTAAATAGACAGAAGCAACCGATGTGGCTAATGAACATTGGGCTATCTTCTGTTAAGAAGCAGAAGGGTGGAAATATATACTTCCATTCAGAGTTAACACCTCAAAAACCAGTGGCATGGGCAAAAGAAGATGATGCTACAATGAGAGGATTTATGGAGTCTGTCAAAGGGTATAATGAAAACATTATGAAAACGTATCATTCTGCCAGTAGAGACAAGATACAGTTTGACTCCGTAGTTAATGAATAACCTTATACTTCATAAGGTACAAGGGTTTCTAGATCGTGTTTCAAGAGAAGGGGCCGATCTAGACCCCAAACTTGTAAAAGAGTTTACAGAAGCTTGTACTAAATCTGTAGTACGTCAGTTCTCTAATAACAGAGGGGATTGGAGGCCTCGTATGTCCTCCCTAGGCAGACCTTTATGTCAACAAAAAATGGAAAGAGATGGAGCAGAAAAGAACTTTGAGTATAACTCTTTAGTTCGTTTTATGTTTGGAGACCTTGTTGAAGCTATTGCCATTTTGGTAATGAAATCGGCAGGTATAGATATAGAAGCAGAACAAGAATCTGTAAAGTTACAGCTTGGTAAAAACTCTGTTTCTGGTACACTAGATGTAGAGATAGATGGTAAGGTGTGGGATATTAAATCTGCAAGCCCTTATGCTTTTGAACAAAAGTTTGGAGACATGGGTGGTTATAAGAAAATAAAGCAAGATGATGTCTTTGGATACATATCTCAAGGATACCTGTACAGCAAGTCTAGAGATAAAGATTTTGGTGGATGGATTGTTATTAACAAAGCAAGTGGTGAGTGGGTGGTATGTGAAGCTCCTGAGCTACAAGAAGAAGATAAGAAAGAAGCTCTTGCTCTAGCAGAGAAAAACTTAAATGCTTTACTGAGTGGAGAAAAGTTTAAAAGATGTTTTACTGATGTAGAGGAAACATACAAAGATAAAGATAAGAATGTTAAAAAGACAGGCAATAGAGTTTTGTCAAGTATTTGTGGATTTTGTGACTTTAAAAGAACGTGTTGGCCTGATGCTATCATGCATAAAAAAGTAGGCTCCACAGCTCGTTTTCCAAAATCTGTCTGGTACAGCAAGCTTAAAAAAAGGGAGATATAATGCCTATCTATTTTCAAACTGATGTCAGCTTTTCAGATATTTATATGAATGATAATGTCTGGTATGCTTACCCAGATTCTGAAGATGGAAAAGGAGGTACAAATATTATAAGAGAGTTGAGGAATAACTTTTCTGCTATACCTATTAGGTCTTGTAAAAGTTTCTATGAAGGAGGTTTGTGGGATGATTTTGATTATGATAAAAAGATAGCTCTTCTCTCTTCTGATTTACATAAAATACAAAAGATTTTAAATAAAGGGGCACTTGTATGTTTCTACATGTCAGAGTGGACAGAACAGCTAGAGAAATTAAAGAAGAACTCTCCTAGAATATTTGAGTTTGCTGTAGAGCAGTCCGGAACTCTGTTTGATGCCTTTCCTCCAAAAGATATAAAATTAAGAAGATCAGAAGAATGAACTGTTGGCATTGTAATACAGAAGTAGTTTGGGGAGGAGATCATGATATGGAAGAAGAAGAGGAAGACTACTGTATGTCTACAAACCTGTCCTGTCCTAAATGTGGCTCATTCTACATGGTCTACTTACCAAAAGATAAGGAAAAGAATTGAATGAAACGAGCACATGGATACCGGTCTAATTTTGAATTAGATATAGCTAATCAATTAGCTAGAAACAAAGTACCTTTCTCTTATGAGAAAGATGTTTTTGCTTATATAAGACACAGTACATACACTCCTGACTTTTATTTAAAAGAACAAGATTTTTTTATAGAAGTAAAAGGTTTGTTTACATCCTCAGATAGAGGAAAGCACCTGCTGATTAAAAAACAACATCCTGATCTAGACTTACGGTTTTTGTTTATGAATGCTAATAACAAGCTGTACAAAGGATCAAAGACTACCTATGGAGGATGGTGTGATAGACATGATTATAAATGGTGTCAAGGGTTTATACCAAAGGATTGGTTAAAATGATAACAGGAGAAAATAAAACTAAGTTTGAGAGTTACAAAGACAACTTGCCAAAGGACTCTCTTTGTATAATAATGCAAGATACAGAGGATGGTATGATAGACCTTATGTCTTATGATACTACAGAAGAACATGGTGTAACTACAGCTTACACTTTGTTACGAGGTTTTATGGCTATGCTAGAAACACAGACTGAAAATATCATTACTCATGGGCAGTCTGCAATATTTAAAGATGTAGAAATTATAAAACCAGAAGTAAAAGAAAAGATGTACAGCAAGGATAACATAACTGTTTTGGATTTTAATAATGATAAGTAGTAATTCACAGAGAGAAACACACGAACAGTACATGGTTAGAATGAGAAAAGAGGATAAAAGAAACATGGAAATAAAAATGTTAAAAGGATCTAAAGCAACAAAAGTTCAAGTAGGAGGTAGTCATTATAAAGATTTTAAGATTATGCCTATTGAATATATTTCTAAAAATAATCTTGACTTCCTTGAAGGAAACATTGTAAAATATGTTTCTCGGCATAGAAATAAAAATGGTGCTGAGGACATAAAAAAAATTATACACTATGCAGAGTTAATATTAGAATTAGAATATGGAGAGAATTAGATGGCATCATTAATGGGAGGCAATTACTTACCAACAGAGTATCAAGCATTTATACATATGTCTCGTTACTCTAGATGGTTAGAGACTGAAAATAGAAGAGAGAATTGGGGAGAGACTGTAGAAAGACTTGTTTCCTTTTTTCGTAAGAATGTAGAGGGTGTTGATGAAAAGTCTTGGGAGGACATAGAAGAAGCTATACTATCTTTAGAGGTCATGCCTAGTATGAGAGCACTTATGACAGCCGGCAAAGCTTTAGAGAGAGAAAACATTGCAGGATACAACTGTTCATATGTACCGATAGACAGCCCAAGAGCTTTTGATGAGATACTATACATACTCATGAATGGTACAGGTGTAGGATTCTCTGTAGAGAGACAGTACGTTGATAAACTTCCTACTGTACCTGATGTAGAATTTGAAAAAACAGAAGATGTTATTGCTGTAGTTGATTCTAAAGAAGGTTGGGCAAAAGCTTTTAGAGATTTGGTATCTTACTTGTATACAGGAAGAGTTCCTAAGATTAATGTATCAAAGGTACGGGCTGTAGGTACAAGATTAAAAACATTTGGAGGTAGGGCTAGTGGCCCTCAACCCTTAGTAGATTTGTTTGATTTTACTGTAGAGAAGTTTAAGAGTGCTAAAGGCAGAAAGCTTTCCTCTATGGAATGTCATGATATAGTATGTAAGACAGGTGAGGTTGTAGTTGTAGGTGGTGTACGTAGATCAGCCCTTATATCTTTATCTAATTTGTCCGACCAAAGAGTACGTGCTGCAAAATCAGGTGCTTGGTGGGAGACAAATCCAGAGAGAGCATTGGCTAATAACTCTGTTGCTTATACAGAGAAGCCTGATGCAGGTATCTTTATGAAAGAATGGCTGTCTTTATATGAAAGTAAATCAGGGGAAAGAGGTATATTTAGTAGAGCTTCTGCACAGGAGAAAGCTGCTGAGAATGGTAGAAGAGATGCTAGTTGGGATTTTGGTACTAATCCTTGTAGTGAAATTATACTACGACCTAATCAATTCTGTAATCTTACAGAAATAGTTGTACGGTCTACAGATAGTATGGCTTCTCTTACAAGAAAGGTACAAATTGCTACCTTGTTAGGTACTATACAGTCTACCTTTACTAACTTTGGTTATTTAAGAAAAAGGTGGCAGGATAATACTGAAGAGGAAAGGTTACTTGGAGTGTCTCTTACAGGTATTATGGATAGCCCTATGTTAAATGGTAAAGAGAAAGGTCTAGAGAAACGATTACAAACTTTAAGAGTAGTTGCTGTAGAAGCTAATAAATACTGGGCAGATAAGTTTGGTATAAATCAAAGCACAGCTATTACTTGTGTTAAACCTTCTGGTACTGTTAGTCAATTAGTAGACAGTGCTAGTGGTATACATGCAAGACACAACCCTTATTACATACGAACAGTACGAGGAGATAATAAAGACCCTCTTACAGAATTTTTAATTGACTCTGGAATACCAAATGAACCAGATGTTATGAAACCAGAACATACAACCGTATTCTCATTTCCAATGAAAGCCCCTAAAGGTTCTGTATGTAGAGACGACATGACTGCTATTGAACAGCTAGAGTTATGGAAAATCTATGCACAGCATTGGTGTGAGCATAAACCCTCTGTAACAATATCTGTTAAAGAGGAAGAGTGG